ATTGCTTCGATTTTTCTATATAGTTCTTCCATTCACTTCTCCTTTGTATTTGCTTTAGCTGCTAAGTATATAGCAAATTCTAATGGAGTCATACCATCTTTATACACTATAGGATCTTTAGCATTAGCTATTGCTTCTGTGGTTTCTTTAATTAATTTTTCAAATTTAGTCTTTTCTTCACAAGGCTTTCTTATACCATTATTTATATTAGTATAATTTATAAGTAATAGCTCTAATGTTTTCTTACTAAACACCTGCTTCAAAGGATCTCCATTTAATTATGTTACCAATGTTTTGGTGTCTCCATCTGATAGTACCCATTATTTCTTCTAATGTTTCAATAAGAACTTTATCATATTCTAAACGTGCTTGCATCTTTTGGATATCGGTATCAGCATCATAATAATAATTCATATCTCCTTTAAGTGGTTTATTCAATCCCCCAAATGGATCATACTCCCAACCAAATAAGTCAATCTCTTCTTTAGACAGTTTACCATTATAGTATAACCATTTGTCTTTAAGTAATGTTTTATAGGCAAGATCTTTTTTCTTTTTGCCCATTTTAGAGATAGTAATTAGTTCTAAATATTTACTATGGATACGTGCCATTTTTATAGTGGTATCATCTAATTTTAAATCATCTATTATGGAATCTTCCTTCCACATCTTCAATACTTCTTCAATATTCAATATACTATTCGCCTTATTATAAATTGTGTTTCAAATTGTTGTATAAATCTATTAGTCATATCACTTATAGGAACATATGTGGTTATTTCAAAACTATCTAAATCTAAAAGTGTTAATTTTTTAGTATCATCGTTCCAAATTAAATTTTCTGAAATGGGATCACCATACCACAAAAACTCACCATTTAACTTTTCTATTGATATCTGATAAAGTTTTTTCCAAATATCATCCATAGCTATTTTCATTTCAAAAATCATTTTTTGAGTTAATTTAGCAGAGCCTTCCCAATCATCCAACAAATATTCTCGAATATTTACTCCATCAACATATTTATATCTATAACCTTCATCATTCCATTCTATAATTTTTGGCATAAAATCTAATTCATATTCATCAAAAATAGGAAAAGTTCTTTTATATTTAGAATAATCTTCATGATTTTTCCATACTGTACCATCATTATTAAATTCTAAATTAGTAGGTTTACCTTCAGAATCTCTATCTTTAGCCCCCATATTACCCTTGGCCTCTATATTTTTTAAAAGTTCTTTTCTTATTTTTATTCATAGACGAAGTCTTAATCCACCGTCTTCCTATACTGGTTTTCTTTCGAACACCCTGCCATTTATTTTTTATCATCATATACTATATTATAACACAGTTTCCTCAAATGTACATAGATAATTTATATGAATACGTAATATGAATAAGCGAAAGTTACGACTGCAGTAAGATATTCTACATCGGTTGTGGTGATATCAAATGGTAGGGAAGAAATACTTGTCGGGTAAGCATCCACAAATTTGATTTGTTTTGTTACATTATTAGCAGAGTTCATAACAGTTAATGTTAAGTCTCTATAATGATCAGAGGTTGTTGAAGTTGAATGGTTTGTTTCTACATTAGATTTCATCCAATCAAATATCTCTTTATAGTTTAATAGATCTTCATCAATAAGATATGATATTTCAAATTGACCAAATACCATTTTGTCTGAAGTTCTTCCTACATCAATTTGCCTAAAAGGTAATGATGCACCTTCTGTAGTTACATCTGGTAATATCATTGTCTGAATAGTAAACTCAGCACCAGAATAGGCTAGGCTATCTAGTGTTAATACAAATGATGATGGATTTAAAAAGTTTGGCATGAATATATTTATACGAAAAAAAACCCGCCTTGCGACGGGTTTTAGTTGTATCTTTCAGATAATTACAGGTTAGTAACCTTACGTTTTCTGTAGTATACGTTCGCGTTGTTTCCAGCAGTAACAAAAGGATTGTTAGCGATACCGTAACGAGTTTTGAATCCGATTTTCGGTTGGAAATCATTCTCACCGATTGTCTTCATCATGCTTAATGGAACATATGGGCAATAGAACATTCCAGCGTCATATGGGTTAGTACCCTTATAACCAACTGTAAAGTAATCTACTCCAGCATATGGATCTATATAAACCTTAGTACGACCTAGTAAAGTACCAGCGAATAGTGAACCTGTGACATCACTGTCAACATTATCACCACCAGTAATACCTAAACCAGTATCAAGAGCACCAGCAGCATTCAATGCAGCAGCTACACCATGAGAAACGATAACCCAGTTACCTTTTCCTCTACGAGTTGAAACAGCGATTTGATTTGCTTCAATTTCGATAGCGTGAACTAGTGATTTGAACTTTTCAACTGCCCATCTACCATCAGCGTCAACAGCAGAAGATTTATTCCAAATTCCTGCTACAGCACCTTGAGTTGATGTTACACCATTGATGTTTACCAAACGGATGATTTCACGATTCATTTCAGCTAATATTTCAGTTGAAAGGATGTTCGCAAGCTCAGTTTCCGCAGATAGACCGTGGACCGCTTTAAGGTCTTGAGCTAATTCAATTGTGTATTGAGCTTTAAGAGCACGAGACTTTGCAGTCACAGTAGTCTTGTCAATTGAAAAAGCCATTTCAGCAAAAGCGTTACCAGTGTTACCTAATGCTTCCGCAGTAGGAGTAGTCATAGCACTACCTGGTTGATATTCCGCAACTGTATCAGAGTCCGCTGCATCAGCATTAGGACCAGAAGTTGGGTCATCACCAGAGAATGGATCGTTATTTCCTGCATCAGCAGTACCTAAGTCACCAGACGCAGTACCAGAGAAACCAGTATCGGCTTCGTTGAATAATGCTTCTGTACCAGCTTGTGTAGTATACTTGCTCTTCATTGCAAAGATTAGACCAGTAGGACCAGTCATTGGCTGTACGCCAACTAAATCAAATGCAAGTAGCGCAGGTGTTGCACGTCTTACTAAATTAATTAGGACAGGATCCCAATTGTCGATATTGGTATTAGCCGAAGTAGTATTTGCAGCTACCTCAGTTAATTGTGCTTTCTCTTGTGCGAAAGCTTTTTCTTGGTTCTCAAGAACAACGGCAGTAACGGCACGTTTGTGTCCAGTTAGCTTACCAGCGTCTGCTGAATCAAGTACAGGAGCCCATTTTTCCTGCAACATTTGTTGATTAATTTCCATTTATTTCTCCTAATTGGATATTATTTACGCACCATCGCGTCTAGGTATCTTTGCATACTTGCAGAGACAACTTGTGGTTCTTGTGTAACCTCAGTAATAGCATCAACTTCATCAGTTGCTTCTACTGTGGTATCTTTATTAAGGTAAGATTCCTTAATTGTAGCTACTTTAGTTGCAAAAGATTCATTATCTTCAGCTTCAATAGCTTCAGTTAATTCACTTATTTTTGCAGCATCGGTTGCAGTTAAACCTTTACACGTTTCATTAATAATGTCTTGTCTTTCGAAAGCTTTAACTTTCTCTGCCAATTCAATATTCTTTTCAGTCGCATCGTTTAATTGTGATTTAGCATCTTTAGTTTCTTCAGATAGGGAATCTAAAATATCTCCCGCATCGTCAGGAACGTTGATGTGATGTTCACTAAACAACTGACCTAATGATTGTATAAATGATTCAGTGATTTCAGACTTCAGAGAATGCTCAATTGCAACCTCGTTATCCTTCATCCAGTTTTCGACTACATATGTTAAGTAACCGTCTACTTTGTCAACCAAATCTTCTTTAATAGCTTCAACTTCTCCAGACAAATCAGAAGCATATTGCTCTTCTAATTTTGCTGTTTCAGCATTTACTTTTGATGCTAATGCAGTTTCAAAAATAGTAGCAGCTTTCTCTTTAAAGCCTTCAGACAATGTGTCTTCATCTTTAATTAGAGCATCAACGTCTTCCTTAAATTTGCTTTCTTTCTTTTGCTTCTTTTCAGGAATACCTTCAACACTATTGCCATCATCCGTTGTTTTCTTTTTCTTTGTGTTACCCGGAGTAGCTTTAAGCTTTTTAGCTGCAGTTTTGCCACCTTTAAGGTCGCCTTCACCGTCAACTGTTTCATCTACTTCTTCTTCTTCATCTTCATCTTCTTCAGAATCATCTTCCACTTTAGCTTTAGCTTTCGCTTTTTCTGCTGCTTCAAATATTTCGTCAAGTCCTTCTTTAGACATTTCTGCCAAAGAAGCTTGAATTGCTGATACTGTACGAGCTGCTGTTAGAGGTGCTTCTGGAATATCATATTCCTCAGCAATAACTTGCGTATCCTCAACAATAACCTCGTCTACAGTTCCTTCAACAATCTCGTCTTTAATTTCTTCAGACATTGTTTTCTCCTTTAGAGATTATAGTTTAGAGAGGAAATGCTCAAACCCTGCCGATTGTTGCTCTTCCGAGAAACCCTCTTTGATAGGCTCTTTCACTTCTGTCTCACCTTTTTCAATTGCTTGAATAAAATGACCTGCACCGTCCTCTTCCCAATTAACTCCTTCCATAATGCCATTTACAAATGCATTAGGAGCTGAAGGGTCCTGAACGATATCAATAGTGTTAAGCATGAAATCATCCCTAACATAATTGGCGCCGTCTTTAAAATCCAAACTTCCCATACCACGACTAGACACTCCAAGTTGTACCCCACCTTCAACCAAACCTTTTACGATTTGACCCATAGGCGTATCCAAAATAAGCGCTTTTCCCATCACGTTATTACCGTCCCATTTGAGCTCGGTAATTCTGTGCGAAACTTTATCCAAATTAATGGAAGGTCCTTCAGGGTGATTCAATTCACCAACTGCCCGACCTGTAATTACTTGTTCGTTTACAAACTTATCAACTGCAGAAGTAAGAACTTCTCTGCTGTAAACTCTACCATTTTTATTTTTATTCTCAGCTTGCATGAAGACACCTTCTAAAAAGACATTCTTCTTTCCACCTTTAGCTGCTTCTTCTATTGAATAGCTAAGTTGATTCTGAGTATATTCTGTTATTAACTTCATTTATGCTCCCATTAGATTGATGAAATCTTTAAGCGCAGCCTCAGCATCTTTTAAAGACTTGTAATTGTCCAGCTTTACACCGTCAATATACAAGTTAAACTTGTCGGTGATAACCGCTGTTGTTTTCTTTTTCTTTCCAAGTTTGGTTAATTCCTTGGCTACCTTTTCACCTTTAGGGAGTTTTAATTTAGCTTCTATTACTTCATTAAATGATTCTTTAAACGTTAACATCTGGTGCTTCCCCTTTTGGTGTCTCCACCGCAGGTTCTTCGACCGCAATTGGAGTATCGTCTGATGCTCCATACATTTTAGAAGCAACTTCTGTTTTATGTGTATCTAACGCATCAAGTATTTTATCTTGCATAATACTATTAAAAGTATTATTACTTTTCATTGCGTCACCCTTCTTAATATTATCAATTAACTCTTTAGTACTCATACTGTTTCCTGTATCTTATTTATAAAATTAGTTCTTTCTAGAATTATATAGCTGAATTAGCTAAATCTGCATTAATATCATCATCTTTCATAGGATCTTTCTTATTATCCTTAGCAATTTGTTTGATATCTTCATCAGTTAACTTCAGAATATTACGGCGTATCCAGTCTTTAGACCAGAACATTCCAATGTATTCATCCATCATTTGTACCATTTCTATACGTTCCTTAAGTATCTCTCCATCTTTAAGTTCAGCATAGTAATTATCTCTAGAGTATTCAATAGTTACTCCATCTTTAATACCATTCCACTCTTCCTTTTTAATAATGTTTTTAAGAACCAATTGTCTTTTAAGTGCTTCATAAAACATATTAGAAAATTTAACACGAATCCTGTTTATAAACTTTTGAAATTTAAGTTCGTCACGTGTAATTTCTGATGAACGGCCTATTGAGAATGCATCAGCTTCTGTTAACCGTGACATTGGTATGTTTAAAGCCTTATATAACTTCTGTTGGA